AACCTCGTTCTGCGCGATACGCTTGGATTTCAAACAATCACTGAGGTTGTTTTTATATACATGCTCTATCATATTTCCGTTTAAAGTTAAGATAAGAGCGAATACAGTTTCTATCATTAGTGACTCCCGTTTCTAATTAACTTCTCTACGTCTTCAGTTAACTTTTCAGTTCTTTTCTTTAAAAACTCTATATTAACTGCATTGTTTCTCATGCCTTTAATCTCTTCTTCAACATCCTCTAGTAAACCACTGACATGCTCTACAATCATAAAAAGTTCTGCCTCTCCAGCTGATTGACCTAACTCACCTCTTGGATATTTAATTCTAAACTCTGAGTTTTGATCTAAATCTTTTTGCATCAATTCTATTTTTGTAGAATGCTGATTTAATTTTTCATGAATGCCAAAATAAGCCCAGGTCCCAATCGCGATTATCGTGATCAGACTGGCAACCGTCTTCATCGGCATTTGCACGGCTGCGGACTCAGAAATTTTTAAGGCCATAAATTACCTACTTATAAAATCCTTTGAATACCCAAGAAACCCATTTGTTCCAAACACTTTTGATTTTGTTCCAAATAGTTCTGACTACCCACAAAATTTGTTGTTTTATTTTTTCTAACATTTCCATCTCCTTCTAGCTTGTCTTAATCTAGAGTTAGGATCTTTAGCTGCTTTTGGAAACTTCTTCATTTGTCCAGCACTTCTAGCACAAAATGATTTACGTCTCTTTGCGGCCTTTGATCCAGGTTTTACTTTGCCTGTAACTGCTGTTTTAAGTTTTGAACCAGGATTATCTCTCCTGTACTTAGCAACACCAGCTGCTGTCATCCCCGCTCCACTTTTTGTAGAACGAAAATACTTTTTACTACGTGGAGGCATTACATCGCCTCCACGCTTTAATTTTAAAAGTCCTAACGTATATTCTTTATTAGTAACTTCCATCAAAAAATACCGTTACACTATCAAATCCACCGCTAATGTCGATAAATGCACCATCAGGAAAACGAATACCTTCATCAGGGATATAAGGATCTATCATACCAGCTGCCGCAGGGGCATCTAGTTCTAACCTTTTATCTCCTGATTGAGATCCGTTTCTAATGATCATCGCACCAGCAGCCGAAGATTTTGATACTCCGTGCATTCCTCTAACTCTTGTCGCTCCAGCAAATACAATACCAGTGGTATCGGTTGTTGCTGTAAATCCAGCAGAAACAGCTGAAATGGTTGCTGAGTGGCTAATTTGAGTTACTGTTAGAAACTTTGTTGAACCAGTTACTGTTCCAGCGTTTGGACCAGTACCAATTGTTTCAGAAACAGCGTTACCGCTCGCGTCCGTTCCTGTGACTGTGAAAGAAACAGCAGCATTATTGTTAGCAGAGGTCAGTGTAACAGTCGTTGACATGTTTGAGCCATCATTTACAGCAGATCCAGTTAAGGTCATGTTTCCAGAACCAGTTGGGGATTGCACAGCAGCGATTGCTGTAGTGCTTGCTGTAACAGCTTTAAACATTTTCGCCTGTATACTTGTACTTGACATATTTTCTCCAAATTAGGAGCTCCCGAAGGAGCTCCAGTTTAATTATTATACTAAGTCTAATGTTTCTGTAAATGTAATACCAATAAATGTTACTACAACAGACGCACCAGACGCTCCAGGATCTGCCATTGTCACTCTGATTTCATCAGGAGTTAATGGTATTCCTGCTGTCGTTCCAGATCCACCAGATCCTACACCCGCAACACCGTTGCAAGCAAAGATTTGTGCTCCCGCTGCACTTGTAGATAAAACTGCTCCATCTACGTATGCGTTAGGGTCACCAGCTGTTCCTACATCTGTAATATTTCCGCCAGTAGTCGTAGCTGCTGTGTTTCTTACTACACAGAACATTGGAATGAAGTTTGCTGGAAAACCAATTGCTGCTTCATCGCCTGTAGTGTTTCCGTTTGTTATAGATACAGTCGCTTGGTAAGTTTTCATTACGAAGCCATCAGTTGCGATACTGCTTAAAAATAAAGCACCTGACTCTACAGCTGCATCAGCTGTAACTGAGTTTCCGCCTGTTACGCCATTAACATCTGCAATTTTTGTAACTGCACCTGTTGTTGCGTTTTTTACGATTGTTTCGAAACCATTTTCCGATCGGACCGGTCCCGAAAAAGTTGTATTTGCCATAATTTATTTCTCCTATAGTTTTACACCTGCAGTCTCTATAGCGTCTGCCTAGCCAGTCTGCAGATTATTTAATCTAGGTTGTTTTCATTATACATAAAAAAAGGGGCGATGTGAACACCGCCCCTTCTAATTCGTAATACTAATGTAAGTATTAGACTAATTTACCATTTCCAAATATACATCTAGGATCAGAGAACCCGAATGAATATCTTTCTCTAGCTTTAAATCTAACATTACCAGTATCGAAGTCACCTTCCATTGCAGTTTTGATTGGTGATCTAACGAACATTTTTAGTCCATTAGGTACATCAGTCAATAGGAAATAAGCATCTGTATCAGTTAAGAAGTTATTAACTCTGTAACCTTGAGGTACCATTCCCATAGAAGCAATAGCGTTGATGTCGTTGTCTGCTGTTGCAACTCTTTGTGGAGACTTCATTAGTCTCTCAGCTGTAAATTGTAATTCTTTTGGAATTATCATTTTTACACCTTGAGCTGCAATTTTTAGACCTCTTTCATCAACAAACGCTTGGATATCAATTAATGATTGTTCCAATGACGTTTCGTTAAGGTCAGCTGCTGTTGAAAGAACATTCGAAAACGTTCCACCTGTAGCTAATGGGTGTGCGCTGTTAATAAGCGTTTTACCATCACCACCTGTGAAAGCTGTGTTTTGCGCGTTGTTCAATACGTTAGCTGCTTTTACTTGCTTCGTATTTGCCATAGATCTTGCTAATGCTCTAGTGTATCTAGCAGCAAGTCTATCGTATAGGTTATCTTCGATTGCTTCCTCTGTGATAGCGAAAGCTAACGCGATTGTTTCGTGGTTGTATCTAGCAGTGAAAGTTTCATTTGCTTGATCAAACACAACTCCAGCACCTTCTTGTTTAGTTGGTGCAGAAGCAAATCCCGCTAACATTACTTCTTCTTCGAAAGCTCTGTCAGATGTTTCTGTAGTATAAATTTCAGCATGCTGATTTTCATACCTTTTGTATTCCAGGCCGAATAGAGCATTCAATCCTGGCTCTAGTTCTTTAACTAGTTGCGATCGTGATATAGCCATAATTTATTCTCCTTATATGCCTGTTCTGCTTCTATATCGGTGATGGTTTATTCTCACCAAGATATTAGCGTTTGATGTTGCAGTGTCTGAATTATCAGGATCTTGCGAAATATCAATCGCTTGTAATACGAAAGATACTGTTGTTCCTGAGTTCGACACGTCCAACATTGCTTTTGATATACCAGTTTGTGTTACACCAGTTGTGAAAGTAACAGCGTAGTTTCTAAATAGATCCGCTCTTGTAAAAGCTTCATCAGCGTTTACTAAAAAGACCGCATCTGGGTCATCTACTACAAAAGCTGTGATGTCACTCGCAACAATACTACCTGGGTAGTAATTTTTGTAAGTTGGCTTTTGTGTAGTTGGATCTGTATAAAACACACCGTTAAAAACGCCCACTGCAGCTGTAGATAAACCAGCAGAGTTGTTGGTATTATTGTATTTCTCAATATTACCAGCTGTCGTTACGATAACCAAGTCTCCTTGGTAAATCGCATGACTCATGTTACTAGCTATCGTGTATCTGTTTTGGGCACCAACCAATGGTGTACCGTCTAGTTTTCTGTACGGTCTTAGACCGAACTCTTCTTTTACGTTTGCCATAGTTTAGTTTCCTTATTTTAACGTTTTATCTTAAAGACCCGATAGCAATTGCAAAAAAATTATTTCTTGCGACTACCACCAAAGGTCACTTTGGATTGCCTATCAATATTGATTGGCATATCCGGATGTTGTTCCTTCATTAAGTCACTATCCACAGAATTCATCCTATCTTGCGTAATTTTATCAAAATAGGCTTGTCTTGCTTCTAGTATCTCAATTGGAATTCTAGCCAACACCAGCCCTCCAATTCCGATTAACCCCTGATGTTTACCTTCAGATATAGTTGGATAATCGTTTTTGCCTAACTCACTTACGATCGTATCGGCCCTAACAAATTCCCAACCCTCTCTGAGTTTACGAGATACGTTTGACGTATCATCGAAACCTTGCACTGTTGTTCTTATCCAACGATGTGCATAACCTTTCGGTGCAGGTGGCGCATCCAAACTGGATGATGGAGCCCAATCAACTTTTCTAACTTCTTTAGCTCTAGTTGATGACTCGCGTGAAGTTCTTATCTTTTCCATTAGTTTCCTCCCTTCACGAATTTTGCGTATTCCTCTAGTGGCACCCCTAATTTCTTAGCGATAACTACCTGTGACTTGGTGAGTTTCACAGACTTGCG